GTCCCGAGCGTAACTGATGTCCGGATCGGGCTCGATCGTCACCCGCAGCCCCTTGCCGTCCTTGTTCATCTGCAAGGTGCCAGCGGTGTACCGCCCGAGGATCTTCGCGGAGTCATGATCCACCAGCGCCCGCACGTCGATGGCTTCCTTCAGCGTCCGATCCATCGCCTCTGGCGCAATGATCTCGCGGAAGCCACCAAGGTTCTGGCTCTGAGCATTAAATACGATAGCGTAACCACGGAGACGGCTCGCCCCTGCCGCTTCAATCCGACATTCCGCAAAGGCACGGCGTTCGATGCTGTCCATTAGGCTGCTTCCTTCAGAATGCGATCCAGTAACGCCTCTGCCCGTTCCGCTTCCCACCGACGCAGGACACGCTCAAGCGCCGGCCCCAGACTCTCGACATCGGCATCCATCAGCACGGCCTGAAGCTGCCGGGATGACTCCGAGATGTGCGCCAACACGACACGATCAAGGACGCGATCCACTGCCGCTTCCGATCCCTGCGCCACCAGTACCGCTCGGACGGCTGGCTTCAACGCCACCCGGCAGAAGTCCTCATGCAGCGGATAGAACGTCTCGATCCATGCTCCGAGCTTGGCCGGCGAACCCTGCGCCTTGCGTGCGCGTTCCGTTTCCTTCGCGATCAGCCGGTTCGCTGCGTCCACCACCGTGGCTCTGACGGCTTGCTGTGTCTCATTCAGCCGCGCCTGTGTCTGCTGCATCCGTTCGGCTCGCGCCGTGAGCTCTGATTCCATTTCCACGACTCGGGCGCGATCAAGCGCATGCGTGGTGTCCAGCGATCCGACGCGAGTCGTGGCCTCCAGTAATGCGGCGTTGACGCTGGCGAGCTCCTGACTCACGGTGGCGATCTGGCTGCGGAGTTCCACCACGGTGGCCTGATTCACAGCATCGGCCTGTGTCCGCGCCTCCGTCGCCTTCAGCGCCTCTGCTTCCAGCGCCGTGATTCGCGAATCGCGATTCACCACATCCTGCTGTGCCGCCGTCACGTCAAGGCTCAGACTCTCCGTGCGCTCCTGCAGACCTGCGCGTTCCGCTTCGACGGATGCGAGACGTCCAGCCGTCCCCATCCGATCCTGCTCCGCGACGATCTTCTCTTCGCAGACGCGCTTATAGTCCGCATCGAGCGCCTCCATGCGCGTGGCGAACTCCGCAATCTGTCGCGTCAACTGCTCCGACACCGTCCGCGCCTCGGCTTCTTTCTCCTGCCACTCCGTCACCATCCGTTGTGCCTCTGTCGCTCGTGCCTCTGCTTCCTGTCCATCTCGCTGCGCCACTGTCACGTCGAGACTTAATCCTTCGATCTGGCGCTGATGTGCCGCAGTATCCTCGATGCCTTTCGCAGCGAGCGCATCCCGTTCGCTCTGCAGATGCGCCATTTCAACACGCACGCCTGCCAGTTCTGCCGCGATAATGTCCTTCGCGTCTTCCACTTCCTGAGCACAGCGTCGAGCGGTATCCCGTGATTCGGTGAGGAGCGCAACCTCCGCGTCCCTATTCGGCCCAGGTGCTGTCTGTGCCACTGGCTCTGGTGGTGGCCGTTTCGCCTGAACCGCCTTGGCGAGTTTCTCTTCGATGTCGGCTTGAAACCACGGCTCTGAGAGATGTGTCGGGATCTGGTTTAACGGCACCCACGTAGCATCGCCGCCCTTAACCGGGTTCAGATTCTCGGCTTCGCGCATTTCATTCGGTGTGATTGCGCCCGCCATGAACTGCCGCGAGAACGCTTCCCATCGCATCTGGGAATCAGCACGTAGAAAGCCCTTCGCGTCATGCTCGAAGAACTGGATATTGCGCTCTGAGACTGGCACCAGTTTCAGATACAGTTCCTGCTCCCATGTCTTCAGAATCGGTAGGAGCGTGTTCGTGTAGTAGTCGATCGACTGCTGTTCAATATTGCTATGCGTGGAACCCGAGAGATCGCCCAATTTGTGAGGCGGAAGATTGAACCACCGCGCAATCTCAGCCACCTGAAACTTCCGCGTCTCAAGGAACTGCGCCTCGTTGGGCTTGATATTCATCGGCTCATACTTCGCGCCGTTGTACAACGCGAGCAGTTTGTGAGCCCGGTCCACGCCTTGGTGGCGGCTATTGAGTCGCTTAATGAAGTTGTCCTCGCTGAGTTCTGGCGGTTTCGCCCCTGGGAAGGAAATCACACCACCGATCGCGAGGCCGTTGCCATACATCGCCGCGCCGAACTGCTCCGCCGCCATCCCCAGCCCGATCGACTCACAAGCCTTCGCGATGACGCCATAACCCTGATACCCATCCCACCCGATCCCACGAATGTGGAGCATGTCCGAGGCGGGGATGTAATCATCAGAGCTATCGCGATTCACGACGCGATAGACGAGTTCGCCGTTACTGAGCCACGGCGTCACACGATCAGGCGTGATATGCCAGAGTGACGTCGGACGCCCTCCCCCGTCACGCACGATCTCGGAATAGCCATTACCATAGAGCAGCACATGCGCCATCATGACCCGACGCCACTCCATCGAGGTTTCTTGCGGATTCGGAATGTCGTGGACGAGCCGATAGAGCGGATTCGAGATAAACCGATCCTTACCTCCATCAACGATATTCCGCTTGTACATGTGCAGCGGTAACGCGGCGATGTCGCTGGAGATACAATTGATCGCCGCCCAGACAGCAGAGTATGTCGTCGCGCTGGCTTCGGTGACAGAGACTCCGGTTGTTGTATGGGTGGAGCCGAAGAACTCCCGCAGATTCGGATCGCTGGAATAGATCGGCCCCTGCCAGATCCCGCGAATCGCGTCACGAAAGCGTGAGTATCTGGACATCAGAACCATTCCGCCTGGACGTCCGAGACGGCCGGCTTGATATGACGCAACGCGATACTCATCGCGATCGTCGCTGACTTGATCGGATCGATCCGTCCGCGCATCTTCTTCGGGTTCTTCGTGAAGAACACATTCCCGTTCCCGTCTGGCTGGTTGACGACATTGGACGCCGCCCATGTCGTCACCGGACAGCCCCGCGCATCGATATTCGCGGCCAACACTTCCGCCTGGAACATCGCCTCGGCTGCGGCCATACCAGCCGGACGTTGCGGTACGCCCACCACTTGCCCGTCCGTCCCAAAGCCATCCTCGTTCTGGAGCTCGTGGATCAATTTCTCGGCGTGCCACTCATCCAGCCCGATCTGGGCGATGTCGAAGTGCTCCTTATGGCGTCTCAGCACCTCCCGAATAACGCCATACTCGAGCGTCGGCCCCGGTGTCGTCAGGAGATGGCCGTGATCCACCCAGACCGGATAGGGAGCCTTGTCATGCAGTGCCCGATCGCGGATCGTCTCCTCCGGTGTCCAGATGTAGTTCAGGAGCCGCCACGATCCACGCCCGACCGTCGGTGGAAACAGGAACGACAGCGACATCAGATCGATCTTGGCGGCCAAGTCGATGCCCACATAACAGATCTCGTGGAGCATGTCCTCCCACGTCCAGATCGTCTGGCCCTTGCGCCAGCCGTCCATCGACAAACACGGAGCAGAGGTGTTGACCCAGAGATTCAGCCGCTTCTGCTTGAACTCATTCTGGGCGGACTCAATCGCCTTCGCCTTCTGGGCGAGATTCCGCATATCATCCGGCTTCACCGAGATCCCGTAATGCGGGTTCGCCTTTTTCCATGTGTCCTCGCTCAGCCAGTCGTCCTCCGGATCCGCATGGGCGATACAGGCATAGAACGAGTTCGCCGCGAAGTCATCGTGGATCCCGTCGAGGATCTTGCAGGCGTAGTCATGCTGATCCCCGCAGACAGACACCAAGTCATCGCCAGCCGTCGTGATCTGGTAGTGCAGCGGGTTCCGCCGTGAGCCCGTCGCGCTTTCCATGACATCGAGCAGGGCACGGACCTTGAAGGCGTGGAGTTCGTCCGTGATGATGCAGTGTGGGTTGAGCCCATCCAAGGTTTCAGAGTCCGAGCCGAGCGGCTCGAGCTTCGACATCGTCACATCGTTATGGACGTTCTTCACCTGTACCCTGAGCTTGTCCTTCAGCCCAGACGAGGTGATCAACTGCTTGATGTCCCGGAACACCATGTCCGTGGCTTGCTTCTCCTTGGTGGCGATGCAGTAGCCCTCGGCTCCCGGCTCCCCCTCAAAGAACGTCACATAGATGGCGACGACTGCCGCTTCCAGACTCTTCCCTGTTTTCCGCGGGAGTTCGTTATAGGCCGTGGTGAACCGCCGAAACCCTTCCGCATTCCTCCAGCCAAAAATACAACCCAGACGGAACTTCTGGAAGTCGCTCAGCATCAGCGGCTTCCCTGCCCACTCACCCTTGTAATGTTTCAGCAATTGCGCGAACTTGAAGAACTTCTCGGCCTTCGCGATGTCGAAGTGATACGGGAACCCGTCCATGTTCTGCCGCGCCAGATCCTTCAGGTGTCGAGCGCAGGCAAGGCGGTGGTATTTCCCGGCCTGTACC